CCCCATAGGGCCTCCCGGTGCTTAGTGCACTTGTTCACGTCATGGACACACTATCACATCCCCTACGCCGAGTTCCCCCGACGCAAAGGATATGGATGTGATGTTCGAAAGGAGCTGCAGTGGACTACTACCCGCGCCACCGTAAGAGGCTTAAAAGCCTCGACTGGACAGGCGTCAATGACGCCACATTGCCCAGTCGGTGGACGGTGAGTGGTTCAATCGTCTCAGGCCAAGAAACCTGGGACGAGCCGCACTCGTGGAGGGCCTTTTTGGCCGCCAAACGGAATGATCCGGTTGGTTTCTCCCACCTTGATATGGGGGGACCCTTTCTCTCGTACAAGTGGAGTTATGAAGACGACGTTCCTTACGTCTCTCCGTACTTCCTTGACGGGGGTGGTAGGATTTTTACATCCTACAGTGGTCCTCAGTTCGCGAAGTTTGCCAATGCTGACCGGTCAACTACCGGCGCATGGGCAGATCTTCAGCCATCCTACGATTTAACGTTGGATAGCTTCGGTAGTACAGCGATTTCTCGCTGTGCTCCGACGAACCCTCATGCAGGTGCTCTGACTGCCATTACGGAGCTCTACCGTGACGGACTTCCGTCCGCTATCGGTTTGAATGCTCTGAGACGGCATGACCTTGGAGGGGAATACTTGAACTATGAGTTCGGTATTCTTCCAACATGGTCTGATCTTAAGTCACTACACGATGCCAACAGAAAGGCCGAAGCCTACTTGCGGCAGTATTATCGTGATAGCACTAAGATCGTCAGAAGACGGTACGACTTTCCACTGGAGGTCGAAGTACTGGAGGACACCTCTTCTTGGGGTGTTCCTCTACCAACCTTAAGTGGTTGGCTGTACGAATCGACCAGCGGAAGTACGATCCGTAAAACCGTTACCGCTAAAACGCGGCGATGGTTTTCCGGAGCGTTCACGTACTACGCGAAAGAGCCTTCCAGCTTAATCGCGATACGTGACCAGATACAGACGTATAATCATCTGTACGGGATTAACCCGAGTCTTTCGACTTTCTGGCAAACACTTCCGTTCAGCTGGGCCGCAGACTGGGTGACAAACATCGGTGACGTTTTGAATAACGTCGCGATGTACCAGAATGACGGCCTTGTCCTCGTGTACGGCTATGTCATGGAACATAAACGTGTCATAACCGAATACACTTCGACCGGTACCGTATTACGCGGTACCGGTGCCATCACTTCTACTCAACGATTCATTACTGAATCTAAGATTAGGAGGAAGGCGACACCTTTCGGATTTGGCTTTGAGTTGGATGGTTTTACCAGCCGACAATGGGCCATTCTTGCTGCTCTCGGCATGAGCCGGGGCAGGGGTCAGCTTGCACGTTAGTGCTATGCGAAACCCATGACGATGGCGTAGCAACCAGCTACGCTATCTGTTTCCACTGTCAGCGGTTCCCACCGTTGACTCAATCACATTGGAGCATTGCCATGTTTTCAGACCCACAGTCTGTAACGATCAACGCTATCGCCAACTCGCTTCCGCGAGTTGACGTCGGCGACCGTACCGCCACCTATACAAAGGATGACGAGACGGTGTCGCTCACTATCTCGCATGCGACCACTAACCGTGGCCGTACGCGCAGGCAGGTGCGACTTGATCTGACGAAGGTCGCCGCCGATCCGTTCACCAGTGGCAAGTCGAACGAGGTAAGCTGTTCAGCTTATCTCGTCATCGACGAGCCCGATGATTCCGCGTTTTCGAACACGGAGCTCTTGAATAACACCAAGGGCCTGATCGGTTGGCTTACCGACGCCAACGTTACGAAGGTCATCGCTGGCGAAAGCTGACGATGACCTGCTGCGGGTAGTCTGGGCCCTATGGGTCCACGGGGTATTACCCTGTCGAGATTGTCTAAGATCTCGAGACTTTCACTGTGAGCATGGCTATGGATCCTCTGACCCCCCCGATAAGGAGGGGCGTGGTGAAAAGCCTGATGATGCTCTGGCGTGAAGTCGCTACAGAATGTGGCGACATGTGCAGCGTAAGCACCACGCGTGACTTTGAAACGATCACGCGTCGTGTCAGGGATGAAGGTGCTAGTTTTATGACTATCACCCTACCCGCTTTTTGTGCAGACTTCCAAAAAAGTCTTGCCCTAGAGCGAGTAACTCGCGACATGTTTCAGGGATTTTCCTGGCATGCAGGTCTCCCCCGATTTCTCGGAGGTTTCCTCGAGCTCATCTTTGACCGCGCAAGTGGAGTACTACTCACGAACCCCAACATCGAAGCGATCCAAGCCGTTCGGCAGCTAACGCTGTTGTATGGCAAGGTTCTTGTCGAGCCCACCGAGAGGCGGACTCGCGCTACTTTGAAGGGGTTTGTTGAGTGTGAGCAGGAAATCAAGCGAGCAGACGCACGTCGGACTGACGATGAATTCGCCAGTTTCGAACGTGTATCTAATCTCCTTTGGTCTGAAGTTCTCTCGAGAGTCAATCTCTGGCTCAAGCGAGAACAGGAGGAGTCATCCAGGGTTTGTGATCCTGAATGGCCCTACCTTAGACCAAAGCACGGGCCTGGGGCCACAGCCGATCGAAAGAAAGGCAACCGCAAGTTTGACTTCGCGGAGTGGTCCGAAAGGTTGGAGCGCACGTTCCCTTTCGGTGAATATGCACTTCCAAGTTGGCGCCATTGGCGCCGCCTTGACCGCGTTGATTTCCTGGATCCTGGGGCAGAACGACCTGTTAGGGTCATTACTGTCCCTAAGACCTTGAAGGCACCTCGTATCATAGCGATCGAGCCATCCTACATGCAATTTATGCAGCAGGGTGTCAAAGATCTCTTGGTCACTTCTATCCGTGACGATTATGTCATGGGTAAAGTGGTCGGATTCGACGACCAGTGGCGTAACAACGCTCTGGCCCAAGAAGGTTCCTTGACTGGGAATCTAGCAACACTCGATCTGAGTGAAGCTTCCGATCGTGTCTCCAATCAGCTCGTACGATCCTTGCTGCGTCGATATAAGTTCCTCTTTGAGGCTGTCGACGCAACAAGGTCACGACGGGCTGACGTACCTGGCTATGGCGTTATTCGCCTGGCCAAGTTCGCGTCTATGGGATCGGCTCTGACCTTCCCGGTGGAAGCCATGGTCTTTGCGACCTGTGTTTTCATCGGAATTGAGAAGAGCCTTGGATCTCCACTCCGACACAGCGATGTAAGTCGTCTGCGTCAGCGGGTGCGCGTCTATGGGGATGATATCATTGTCCCCACAGAATTTGCTGAATCCGTGATTGCGACCTTGGAACTTTACGGTTTCAAGGTGAACTCAAACAAGTCTTTCCTGGATGGAAAGTTCAGGGAGTCTTGCGGAAGGGAATACTACGCAGGCCACGATGTTAGTGTGGTCCGTGTCCGGTCGGTCGTTGTTAACGACCGTAACTGGGAACTTCCCTCATCACGGAGGTTTGCTTCGGAGATCGAGTCGACCGTCGCGCTTCGGAACAGGTTTTACCTGTCTGGACTGTGGCGGACGGCCGCGTGGCTTGACGAGTGGATCCGTCCCGCTTTGGGCGGGTGGTATCCTACTGTCGAAGTCACATCGTTGGGGAATTGGGATCCCCCGACGCCTAGATCTCAGGTGCTGAGTCGCTGGTCAGTAATGAAACCCTG